AATCATACCCGGCCTCAAATCCCAACTGTTAGGGTGACCAGCGCTTGTGAGATTACCAAGCATGACTGCATTGGCCTTCAATATGTTACGACCTATCTCTCTTGCTTGCTCGTTGCTTCGCACAGTGAAGTCACCGACAACCTGTGGCTCTTCTAACACTTCACCAGCCCGACCTGACTGCTTCTCTGAGTTGTTTACCTCAGCAAAGGCGGTATCGTTTACAGCCGTTGGTAGACCCTCTACGATGACCCTGTTCGATATGTTCTCAATTGGGTTATTGACAGCAGGGCCAGTGCGAGCGTTATGGTCGATAAATCGACTCTTCTCTTCAAACTGGAACGGAACGTAAAGCAAGTTACCAAACCTGTCAAAGTGGATGACTCGACCATCATGGCGACTAATGAACCGTAGAGCATCAACAAGTGTGATACCGTGAAAGTCTACGCCGACGAAACTGTTGCTGTGTAGCCTTCTATCGACTTGGGAGTTACTCGGACTCAATGGTAGTGCGATGTTCACGGACGTAAGAGAATCAGCGATGTCTCTACTGATGCGTATTGCCAAGTCTGTTGTTCTTAAGCCAGCATCAATTGGTTGTCCAAAGTGTGCTTGCCTCTGAGAAAAGCCAACGCCATCGAGTGTCTTACCCTTCATGTTCCTTAGAGCGAATGTAGTTCCTGTTCCGCTATTGAGAACCGATGATGTTCGCAGTCGCTCACTTTCAGCACCTTTACCATAAAGCAACACTGGTTTGTTTTTGTCACTGTCACTGGTAATGCTTGAACCCAAGTAGACCACAGAGCCTTCGTAGTTTCGCCCATGCGTGCCTGTGTGTTTTAGGATAACAGAATCCTGTAGTTCTGTCATGGTGTAAGTGTGTGGTGTAGAGACAGCATAGGTGGTGGTCTTGCGTTGCCTCACCGTGACCTTCTTCTCCAAGTTCTTCTGTGGTGTATACTCACCAAGATGAAGGGCGTTGTCCACGAACTTTGGTTTACGCACTGCTTTCATCACAACATCCGTGTCGGCTGTTGCTCGTTTGTCCTTGAGTAAACCCATCATGCATCACCACTGTGGTCTGATGTATTGAACGATACATCCTCTTTATGTCCCTTGCTGTGCAACGATTGACTGAATCTTGGTTTGACGGTGTAGTCCTTACTCTCACCAGTTCTTCTTGGAGCATCGCTCTTGAAGTGCTGTAGTGTGTTTTCACTGATGATAAGTCGAGTAACAGTGCTCTTCAGTGTTGTCTTATCAAAGCCAGTAACCTCTGTTCCCGGTAACTTTGGCCCTTTCGATACTGGCACAGTGTCGCTACTGCTTTCAACGAGATACACTGGTTGGTATGGTGCTGATGTGTCAGGGTTGGTAGCACGCATGTATGACCCACTGCTTGCTCTACCGTTTGGAGTCGAGTAAGTAAACAACCCATACTTACCACCAGCGGTGGCTGTAAACGCAGTGCTACCGTTTTGCTTACTATCGGTGTGCAAAGCCAATGCTGGTCTAAATACAGCGATATGCTGGTTGTCAAGAAGTCGTATAGGTCGTAGCATAAACTGAATTGCATCGTCAGTCATGTTTGTCTGACTGGCTACAGAACTCGTTGTTTGGTATGGGTTGCTTGTCTTTGTGCCACTCATACCACTTCGTCCCCAGCCTGTATCATCGAATGGGCTGGCGAAACTGCGAGCCTCTAAGATGTAAGTCCCACCCATAGGCTTGAAATTACTCGTGTGACTAAATCGCATTACACCACCATGAGGCTGAGCAGCGAAGGACAAGGATGTCAAGTCGTAGTCACCAAGCGTCTGAGAACCTGACTGCATACCACCATGCAACACAACTCTCTGACCCACACCTCTGTTGGTGTGTAGGCTGTGTGCTTCTGAGTTGATGGCTACCATGTTGGCGTTGCTACCAGTCAAGGATTCTATGGTGTCTCCGTCAATACCGATTCGTGGTGACGAGCGAGAAACAGCATCCTTGTGAACCGATGTTCCGCTAATGGATTCTACCTTGTCGCTAACCGTTGCTTCAGGTTTGAGCAACCCATCTTCATCAACCTCCAATCGAGCACTGATACCTCTGACGATTTCACTTGGTTGTAGTGCGTCGTTTCTTGGTCGAATCAAACCTTGACCGAATGTAGGTTCAGCAGTGTTGCTTGATAACACCACACCTGAGTTTTGGTATACTGCGCTGAGTTCAACCAATCTGTCTTCATTGAATTGTGTTGGGAATCGCACACCACGTCCGTTACCCATGTCTCCTACTCGTAGCGCATTGGTAGGAGCAAACACATCGACCAACGTAGTATCTGTGTTGTTGTTACCAGTGTTCTTTCTACCACCAAAGCGAGGTATCGTGGCCGTTGGAGATGAAAGCACGTTACCGTTGCTGAAATCAACGATACCCTTCAAATTGAAGATAGGCTTGCCATTGTTCCAAACTCGCTCAAATGGTGTGCGGCTGGGGTCATTAACCCTATCATACTCGTATGCGTCTCCAGCATCCCAAGACGGATTGATACCAAAACTTCGCACTGGGAAGCGACGGACATCCTCACCACGAGTGTTACCCCACCAGTCAATGAGATAATACGATACAGCGTCTTTGTAATACAACATTCCCATACCAGCGGAATCGCCCCACCAATCTCGTATGACTGTGCTGGAGTTTCGCAAAGTGCGTAAAGCACACCCAAACCCTCTCGTCATTCGTCGTCCATCGCTGTAGCGCACTTGCCATTCGTATTTGTCAGCATTCAACATACCAGCAGCCGTTGTGCTACGCTCAAGAATACCAACGTAGGTAGTTGGTAGGTTGGTGTTGCTTTGCGTGCTGTCTCCGCCAGCGTAAAGCCACCCGTTACTTGATATACTCTCATACTCAGTCAGTGGCCCTGCTTTGTAGCCAACAGCAAGATTGCTTGCACCTGAGTGAGTGGCTTGTTCTTGGAATGCTCGCATACCATAGTGACCCCACTGAGGTCTGTTCCAAGCCTGTCGTAGTCCAAAGCGATAACCAAATGGATATGTGCGTAGAGCGCTGAGTGAGCCAGTGCTTACACCGTTAGAAACAGTTGGATAACTACCATCATCATCGTCTTCCCAATGAATCCCACCATTGTGTGTGTAACTTTGCGGTAAGTGCCATGCAGCAGCAGCAGCAGCGTAGCCATCTAATCGACTAACGAGTGGGCCACCACGACTACCACACGGCCAGTAGTTTGAAAGCATAAAAGTGCCACTTTGAGGTGATAAACCACTGATAGCATTGATGTCTGAGCCACTCAAGACTTCGCCATCACCGTCAAGATAAACCTTATCGCCTGATACAAGATTGCTCTCAAATATCTTGGTGTAGAGCGTAATGTCAGCACCGCTAACACCGTTTACTCTACCGAGAACTCGACCCTTAGCAAACAAAACATCTCCGTTACTTACGCCAGTAACCGTGTCACTCATTGTGATAACGGTAACAGTTGTAGTCGCAACCGAACTGACAGTGCCAGTAAGCGGCTTGGGAGGCACTGGTGTTTTCATTCGTAACGTAAGTGGGCCATGACTCGCTGCGTAATTGACATCTTGATAGTGAATTGTCTCAAAGTGCTGTGGCATACTGTTGTATGCAGCGTTATCAACGGCTCTGTCTGAGGTGTGATTGACACCGTTTGTAATCCAAGTTCGGCTGGCATCTGAATAGAATGTGTGAGGCCGACCCAAGTTGGGACTCCAAGCACACAGATATGCGTCGGTTAGGAAAAGACTGTTCGTATCTCTCGTTCCTGTAAGCAACTGACCAAGATTTTTGGTCAATACACTCTCGCTGTCGTTGTTGAAAATCTCGTTTACAGATTTTGTAGAATACGGTTTACTCAACGTCAGTTTTGTGCCATCGGCTATGGTGACTCCTGTTGGTAAATGGAACACATCAGGCTCATTCATCGTCGCTGAACTGTGACTCAAGCCTTGCCGAGTTGTGTAACTAAACGACACAGTTTTACCCGTAGAAGGGTCAATGTATTGCAGTTTTTGTCCGTAATACGGTATTTCAGGGAACAGGGAAGCATCATCAACTTGTATGGCAGTCGCTGAAGAATGTGCTCCAACGACCTTACATGTAGGAGCGAGGCTTACGTTCTCCATAATCTTGGAATAGATGTCAGGATAAATGCTTGGATAGCCAGCCAATGTCAATTGAGCAGCGACTGCACCGTAACTTGCTCGACAGAACTGGTAGTAGTTGTCGATACGATACAGAGCGAGATGTCTGAAACCAACAGCCGATGCGTCAGACGGAGTGCCTTGATGCATAATACTCCACCACGGTATGTTCGTGGTAAAGCCCGGTGTAGCATCTTTGAACTCTATCTCAGGAGTTGTTGGATGATACGGATGACCTCGCCGTGTAAACGAAGGACTCTCCGACCCTTGAACTCCCAATGGGTTATAAAGCAACATCGGTGGAATGTTAGCCAACTGACTACCGTGGTCAGGGTCGTGGTCAAGGATGACCTCGTTCAAGAATATCTCACAACCTCTTACGTCAGCCAGCGTAGCCTCAGCAAGAATAAGCGTGACACCACCGATGTTAGCATTGTCTGTCAGGCTTGAGTGTCGCTCTTCGTCGTATTTGATACCGATAACAAGATTGACTTGCTGACTGGTAAGACCCGATAGTTCTGTGCCAGCAGTTGGTAAACCTGTAGCATCAGCGTTGTTGCGATGGAATCCAGTAACCTGTTGCGAGCGTAGGTTTGGTTGGATAACGATTTGATATGCACCAACTTCAGCAGGGTCAGGGAAGTGGTTAGCCTGCGTATAGTTACCACCAGCCTCAAGGACAATTGAGTGTCCACCAGCCTTGTTCATGTCACCAGCAGTGCCTTTTGATGCGAGTATACCATAGCCGTCATACTTGATTTTCGTCTCAAACATCAACGTAAATGCACCACCGTGAATGTCGCTTGGGCCTGATGGGTTGGCTGTGAGTGAACCTACTCTGAGCGCTGGGTTGAGTGGGAATATCCTGTCTGTAACTGCTGTAGGAATAGAAGTCTGATTGTTCGTTGTGCCGTCTACCTCGACCAAGTTGTCAGCCAGTGTCGTATAATCTTCGTCAGGTAGTAACGCTAATTTGTCGCTGTTTGCTTTCTCGTATAGTCCTTGATAGGCTGGGTGCGCCCAGTGACCCGGCATCATTGGCATTGTTGCATTGACGAAGTGATGACCCATACGAGGTATAGGCATTGGAGTAAGTTGTGGCTTACTGTATCGTGAGTGTATGGTTGTTTGAGCATCGCCGTCGAAGTAGAGAGTATGAGCCATGTCAGGGCTGTTACCGCTTACCTCGGCATGGTCACGCAGTCGGCGTGCAGCGAATATACGAGCACTACCAGCAGGGACATAGTATGACGGTGTAATGGTCAATGCACCAACAGCAAAATTATCAGCCATAAATTGAGTGAAGTCAATATCACCAACAAGGTCGTTAAACACATCTGAACTTATTGATTCATACGAAGCGATAACACTCTCACCTGCTGCGTTGCTAATTCGTATGAATCGTCGGTTATCGGCTACTTCTTGTGTCCCAAAGCCAGTAGAGAATATGTTTTCGTTGATAGCAGCGCTCGCTGTAATTGAGGTTGAAGTGTAGGAATCTACGGTAAGGGCTTGATTGACCACACCAGCAGAGTGAGTGTAGGTTGTCGGGAATTTTTCAGTATGGCTGTGACCCATCTTTGTAATGTGGAAGTATAGCGCTCTGTCCTGTTGCTCGTAAGAACTGCGTAGTGTGTTGTTACCAGTCGCTGCTACCCAGCCGTCACGAGTAGACTCAGGGAAGTTTTCGTCTTGTGAGATGTGCTCCCATCCTACTTCGTTCATGGTTGGCCCTTTTCTTGGAGATTTGACCACGTTGTCAAACAGATGACCGATATGACTTGCACCCAAATCAGGGTGAATCATACCACCGTCACCGAATGTTTCTGTTTGGTATGCCTGTATTGGGTCGAATCCACTGCGAACAAGGATGTTACCGGGAATGGATTCAGGGTCAGGTAATTGAATCTCAAAGTTTGGAGGTATGCCACTGTTTGCAGGGACTGGTTGTAGACCGCTTGCCAATCTTGTCGATGCAGGTTTATACGCTCTGATGACGATACCCAACGGTGAACCACCCTCAAGCGTATGCACCTGTCCTGTGTCGTCTACAACAGTGATGTCCTCAAACTGTATCTCTTCGTTTGGTATCTCAAGCACGCCACCAAGAGCAATAGGATGTTCCTTTGCTAACGTAGGATGGGCTATCTCTTGTGCTTGTAGGACTGGCATCATAGCCGAGTTTGTTGTCTCAAAGGAGAATCGAATGTTACCATACAACTTCTCACCCATTGTGTGTGCGTTGCCACCTACTACACGAGTAATCCACGGCACTGCTCCTAAGCCACGAGCATTGGAGGCTGGCATGGTAACTGTCCCACCATCCATTCGTTTCCATACAACGTGCTCTGTGCTGAAGTTTTTGTGAGGGCTACGCTTCAATACATCGTAAGCATTGACATCACCAGCCCAAAAGATACCTGATTGAACATCATGAGAAGTTGATACCATATTATTCGATGGAGTGTTTACTGATTTAATAAAATCAGTAGCAAGGTTACGCTCACCGATGTTTAATTCGTGATTCACAACTCCTACGTTCTTGTCAATATCGAAGAACAAATCACCAGTTTCAGCACGACATGGCTCAGCATTTGATAACGAAGTGTCAGCAGAAAGAGAAGGGTGTAAGTAAACCTGAGCGTTGAATGGAGAGCCGTCTAAGACAGTGCTTGTAGTGTAGTCGCTAATGGTAGGAGGTGCGGTGTTGTCAGCAATCAAAGCCTCTACGTTAGGCCCAGCATTAGCAGGTGCTACAAAGCGGTCACTGTGGTGGAATCGCTCGTCCCATTGAGTTGTGCCACCAGCCAGCAAGTAATCACCTGTAGAGGTATGGTTATCTCTGTCCTTCCTTGCTACCAAACTCAATTCACCTTCGTGGGCTACGACCAGCAAAGCACGAGAGTAAGTGCCTTGAGCGTGAATCAACTCTTTTTGTATCTCAGGTGTGTTTCGCATAACTGGCGGGTTGTTGAACTGAGCACCATCAGCCCAGCCTACAACATATGTGCCGAATGCTATTGGGTCATCAACACCGTAAGATACAGAGTCAGCCTCAGTATCACCATCACTTGGGAAGTTGGTAAGACTGCGACCCGGTATATCTGTCGGTGGCATACTCTCAGGAGAGTTAGGTAGGGGAGTTGTGTGAGGTAAATGACCAAGCATGTTGGCGCAAGACGAAGAGCCACCGTATGGTGAGAACCCAAGCATAGAATGCCAAGCACCAAGACCAGCCGAGAAACCACCGTCTACCGACAGTGTGTTAAGGTAAGAGTATCGCTCACCATGCCACCCTACTGCTCCGACTGGTTTTGTCCTGTCTATTGCGTCAGCGACACCACTGAAGTGCGGTGCTCCAATGCCGTAGTTTGAGAAACGACTACCTGCTGAGTTGTCCACTCCAATAGTCGCACTCTTTGACCATATCCATATTTTTGTTCCAGTAGTAGGCGCAGGGTGTGGTATTGTTACTCCACTTACGTTTCCACCACCACCGCTGTTGAACGCTACTGAAGTATTCGCATAGATACGCCAAGCCTCTCCGTCTTCAAAGGCTTTCAAACCTGTAATTTTATTGTGTGACAAAAAGAATCGACAATACAACGCATCGGTTGCGTTAGTTCCGAGTCTGTAAAACGCACGACTATGATAAGAAGCCCACGCTGATGATTTGACTGAACTGCTTACAGACGCTCCGTAGTCATGATTGGCTTCTGTTCGCAACCAACCTGATGCTGGGACACGATTTGCAAACGATTCTGTTTCCACTGTCCCACCACCAACGATAATGAGGTCGATAAAACAATCACCGTTTTTGAGACTCGCACCACCTGTTGCTGTGTTACCAAGTGTATTGTGGGTGTATGTAATCGTCACACCAGTGTTTGAAACATTCGGGGCTGGGTTTATTGTGACAGTGCTTGCTGTTGAGTCAAAGGAAGCGACTACGCTATTGGCTTGTATTCCAACCCCGCTTACAGACTGACCCGCTTGTATCAAAGCAGGGAACGTCCCAGTGACCGCTATGGCTGCGACACCACTGGTGACGTTTGCAGTAAACGTGCTGGTTGTTGCGATAGTTCTCACCATAGGTTCAACGCTTACTGTATTGTTGGAATAACCAAAATCAGTAACATCGCTATGCGCTGTAACTCCGCCTACTGTTCCGTTTCCGTAAACGCCACTTGGTATCGCCACTGATGCAGCCTCTATCCAACCATATCGGTCTTGGCGAGTAGCATTACCCATTGATGGCATGAACGTCCCGCCAATAGCCTTGAGAGCACCTTTACCGGGGAACGTATTGATAGCAGCCCCCAGCACACAAGCCAACTCTTCTCCGTTCTGACAACGTGTAGCGTCTACTACGATGTATTCGTGGTCTACGTCACTTGCTGTCAAGGTATCAGTGTTAAAGCCGGGAGAGCCTGAGTTGTCGTTTGAGTGTAGCATCTTTGTTGCCAACACACCAGCAACTCTAAACGCAGTTTTGTTGATACGACTGACATTTGTGTTTAAACTAATTCTTGTTGCAGCGCCCTGTAGTGGCGGATTCATGGTAATTTGATTGTCCATCCAAGAACCACCGGGATGGTTACCATTATCCATGTGCCAACACAAATCAGAGTTCTTGACCATACCTCCAGCATAGAACATAGCGTGTCTACTGGGTTGAACAACAGCATATGCTTTCGCTACGTCATCTGTAAAGTTGGAAGCAGTGCTGTAGTGGTCAAAGGCGTTAGCAGTGAACGAGTTACCGTAGTTTCTACCATTCTCAGGTCGCTCTCGTAAAAATACGGTATCGGGTATACCAAGAGGTGACTCCCAGTTTAGCACTTGGCGATAATGGAATCGGTGCTTAGCCAACTGTGTTTCTACACGCTCAGGCATGTATTCACCTGCACTATTTTGAATGTGATTTGGTAAGAATGGTCGGCTACTTGTCATGTTTGGAACTTTTGACCAAGTGTTACCAGTGCTCACAGCCTCACCGGGGTGTGGCTCAAACGCATTGTCAGGGCTTGCTTTTTCTTGACAGAGAGGGAATGCTTGTCCCGGCCCGAAAATGATGTATGTTGTCTTGTTTTCTACTCCATCACGATGGTCGTTATAGCGAGCCGTTGGATGAGCAAAGCGCAACACCATAGGAGACGGCACTTGCATGTGAACCCCAGCAGTATATGGAGCACCAGCAGTATATGGAGCAGCATTGGGGTGTATGTTACTCACACCTTGAGTGCCTCTCTTGATGTCAGGAGACAAAATGTTGTCTTTGTTGTAGACTGGTGGATTGATGCTACCACGATGTTGCTTTAACAAAGCAGTTGCTGGGAAGAAGGCCATGATAGCGTTACAGTCAAGTGTAGAGAATGAAGAAAGAATTTCATTGGCATTCTGAATACCAGCAGAGCCTGTTGGCCCATTAGCATACGGATGTGTGTTATGCTCTGAGTAATCGTTCTGTGTCCCGTCATTGATGTCTACCACAGCGCCGCTGAAACCACCACCAAAGAACAGAGGAACGTAGTTGTCAGGGCCATCACGAGCGCCAGTAAAGTGAATGATTGGTAAAGAATGCACGCTACCAAGAGAGCGTTTACCAGCGAACAAATACGCCCTTAAATCAGCGTATTTTTGGACAACAAGTGTCCCGCTTGGGTTTGATGAAGGCCAGTCTCCGCTTCTCAAATTAGCATCAGATAATTGGCTAAACGTCTTTTCAGAAACATATCCACCACTGTTTACATTCATACCTTCCGTGACTGCTGTATGTGTGCCGTAACTGATAGAAGTCTTTGTGCCAAAAGAATCTACTCTTGCGTAGTCTTGCGATGCACCTTGTTCAACGTGAGTAACCGACGCTTCATAACCAGCGGGTTTAGCGAAGTGCCACATTTCATTATCGCCGTGTAAAGCCATTATAGATGCAGAATCAACATTGGTCATCTTTAGTGTTGGATTGTCAAGATTTGGTAGAATCAAATCTCCGCTTGATTCAATGAAGTTTTCACCAATCAAATTCTTTCGCCATGTGCTGGTGTTGATAGGATTGTTTTGCGAGTCTACGATATTTGGCGTAGCGGTATTTGCATTGTGTCCTCTACCCTTTGTTGTAATCTGTATAATCGTTGAGGGGATATAACCACAGTTCAGGCTTCGTCCTTTGGCAATCAAACCATCGCCTACTGGTCGTGTTCCATCACCTGTTACAGCAACTCCGTCGTTGTTAATCTTCAGGCTCTCAACTTCACCATACTCAATGTGGCTGGCTCTGATGCCAACGTCTTGTGAAAGATTCGCTGTAAAGAAGTTCGATATAGGCTCGATGTTGCCTTTTGTATTGTAGGCTTTGATTCTGATTGACTCTTCTGTAATACCCCATTCACCAAAAGTGCGACCATCAGAGGCATACATGTTGGTGCAGTCAAAAGTCGTTTCTTCATTGGGGTCTGTTAGGTTGATAGCGGCAGCGGTTACGGCTGCCATTAGTTCGTCTGTAACAAGCGTAGTCCAGTTAGCGACTGGTGTTATCAAAGCAGAGATACCGCCTGTTTCTTCACCAACAACAAAGTCACCAAGAGTGAGTGTAGGAGCAGTGTTGCTGTGAGTGTGAATTTTGTGTCGTGAGATGTATGTGTCTCCAGTTACACCGTGGAATACATGTGTTCCTGTCTTGTCGTTTCTTGTGCGATGAGTGTAGGCAAACATGTTACCCCAGTTACCAGTAAGGGATGCATCGTTGTAAGGGTCTGATAAGTGAATGACACCGTTTTCAGCAGGGAATCCCATGTAACCCAATACATCATGATGAGGGCAGTCATCGTATGGAGCATAGAGTGTAACTGTGATTGTTTTATCCGTTGTATTGTAAACAACGTCTGTGTTGTAAGAAGCATTTGGAGCAGGTGCTCCTCGCCATAAGTTACCTCGCCAGTTTGCAAGACCAGCGTTAGAAGGCGTGGCTGGGAATCGCCCTGTTGGGTCGCTTATACCATGCATGTGCTTACCAATCGTGAAACCACCTTGCGAGCAATCTTTGTGATTGAAGTAAACTACAATTTCATTCTCCAACGTCTTTGGTAGAAGCGTGTTGTCTAAGGCGAATTTCTCTCCCATGTTCTTGTAGATGTAACGTATACCATGCTCCACCCCTCTGTGGTCTTGTAGTCGTAGACCGTAGATAGGAGAATCACCTATACTATCAGGGAATACCTGAGCAGTAGGAACGTGACCAGTGTAGGTAGTAGCGGGTTCTGTGTCTACCACCTTTGTGAGTTTACCATAGTCGTTAGCAAATCGCTCATCGCCCTTTCTACCAAAGCCCCACTTACCAGCGTCAGGTGCGAAGCCGGGGACACCAGCAGAGACAAGACCACCGAAGTTTATTCGTGCCACAGCGTTTGTTCCGACACGCAAACCTTCTGTAAATGATGTATTGAATCCTTCAATTTCAAGTGATTCAGTGTTGAGCGTATTGTGATTTTGTCCACTACCGCTGTGCGCTGATACTGCACGCAGTCTTGGTGTCGTCGTCTCGTCATGGTTGTTGGAGAACTCACCCTTTGGAACGACGGCTTGCATGGACTCATCGGGTTGAGTATATTGTCTCAAAGAGGTAATCGGAGCAAACGGTCTTCCATGTTTATTAAGCGGCATTGGCGCTGGGTGCATGTTTTCTCCACTCAGTTCATCAGGCATACACCAAAATGTTCTGAAACGACCACCATGACCAATCATAAATTCAGGCTTGTAAGGAACTTGCCCTTTGCTGTTGTCAAGCCATACAGCAAAGTTACGCCCAGTAGCACCGGGAACTGTGCTGTGAATGATGATTGAGAATCCTTCTTCGTTACCATCTACGTCTCTAACAACACGACCAAGATGAGCACGAATGTAACCCATGTGCGTTCCCTTATCGTGCGACTCAAACGCCTTGTCCTCATCCCACCACACAACAGGGTCGTGAGTAGAACCAGTTGTAGCAAAATCAGACTCACCAACAACTTTCACAGGGTATTGTTTGTTTGTGTTGTTGCTGTGTGTGCGCCCTTTCTTTGCAGCGGCTTGATTTATCATACGCACAACTTCGGTAGCCGCCGCTTCGACGCTGGTGATACCATCTCTAACTGCGACTTCACCCAAGTCAATAGTCATCCTTCTTGTGAAATCCATCTGAGTCCATTGAGGTAGATGCTGTAGTCTTGTCTCAGTAGTCATGTTGGATAGGTCAAGAGCCTCTGAGCGAATGCCCTTGAGAGCAAGGAAGGCTGGGATGACACGAGTGCCGTCAGGTGTATCGAACAACGTAGATGTTTCTTCGTTTCTTCTGTTCATGAACAGGGTGAAACTACCATCCCCGTTACCGCTTACATTTGCTGTGGCTGTCGGAAGAATGTTGAGGCTTCGGTCAGCGATAAAGATGGTATCGCCTTCTTCGTAGAAACTGTCACCATGTCGATTTACAGTAGCGGTGACAACTGCGTTGCTTGAGATAGTAACATCAACGGTCATGCCAGTGCCTTGACCGTCTGTGGTTGTTTTTACATTGTAGAACGTGCCGTTGTTATACCCGCTACCACCAGCCTTTAGCGTCAGAGTTTTACCCTTTGAAATACGATGTTGCATTAAAGCCTTAATCAAAACGTCGTTGGATGAAAACAACTTTCTCGTCTTGTTATGTTCTTTGTTAGCGTGGTATGGTATAGCAACCGCATTGTTGGTGCGAGATGTAATGCTATCACCCAGCGTGCGTTTCTTAGCCAGTGGGCCACCAGTATGGTAACCAGTGTGTATGAAGTGTCCATGCGCCTTACCATAGAGAGCAGCCTGAGTCATAGAGGTTAGGACATTGACAACGCTTGTATTGGTTGTAAAGACTTTGAAAACTGCGTCATTGTTTCCACCTGTAATTCTGACTCTTGCTTCACGACCCCCACTTGAGTTGTTGTAACCACTCCCACCGTTATTAACTACGATGTTGGTAATTTGTCCAGCAGACGCTGTGATGTCTACTGTTAGCCCTGTCCCACCAGCGTTAATGCTTGTTGTTGCTACGTTAGTGCCTGTTGAGTAACCAGTTCCATTCTGATACTGAAGCAAATTAGCACCAACGGATTCAAGCCTCGTAACAATCCCCGAAACTGGCTCTAACATCGCATTTGACATGTTGTTGGCGATGTTGTGAGCATATGCACTCTCCATGAAGTTGGATTGTTGATACGCTCTGATGTATTTGTTTTGAGAAGGATAGCCGTTAGCGACATCTATTTGCGTGATAAATGGATTCTGAGCACCACCGTTGTATTTGATAGCGTAGTTGCTTAAGTCAATTTCATCTGTTCCGTCAGCCACGTTGAGCGATGATGACAGCCTCTCAAAGCCCAACTCAGCAGCCTTTGGTGAAGTTTGGACTTGCATGTGTATGTCTTGGAAAGCGATAAACTCACGGTCATGCGCTACGTCATACAACAATACACGAGCGTGACCTTCTGTAGCAAGATACGGGTCAAGGTAAGCCACAGTCGGTGGATTGCTCATACCCAGTTCATCGTAGTTTAACTCAATGGTTTTATTGACATGCTGAACAAAGTTACGAGCCGTTTCGATACAACTGTCGCCAATCAAGAAGTTTTCAAGAGGGATTGAATCACGAGGCTCTGTAGCCATAAGCCCTTGACCACCATTAAATCCCTTCCAAACAAGTGCTTCGTTAAGCACACCACGACTCTTAGCAAACATACCCTGAACAGCGTGAGGGTTGTTGTAGGTCATGTTCATCCATACAGTATCACCACGACGCAAACCACCTTGAGCGTAAGGGAACAACCACGTTCTGTTTAGGCAAGCCTCTTCGTCATTCTTCATCATCGAATGACACCCAGTTCGGAGGTATACTTTTTCCGTAGAAGGCGAAGCCGCTGCTTGAGCAATCATATTGGTGAGACTGGCCTTGTTGTCAGCAGGGACTGCTGTTTTGAGGTAAATTTTCGTATTGACTGCTGGGACTGTTACTGGATTACCCCTGATTGCTCCTTCAACAATGTAATCAACTTGACCCAACAACGTCACAGTAGTAGGACTTCCAGCAATTTCATGTTCGGCGTAAATCCAATCGTTAGGTTTGACATTCAAATAGAGCGTGTTGGCTTGTAAAATTTGAGATTTTGTAGCAGAGGAAAGAGGAAGTTCGTCGTCGCTCCCAGTAAGACCCGTTATCTCCCACGGTGATGAATAGAATGTGGCTCTACCAGTGTGTGATTTGTTTACTGTGTTGTCCAACTTGGTGTTGTATTTGTCGCTTGAAAAGAAAACATCGTAACCATATTTTGTTAGCGTTGCTGTCTCGCCTTTCAGTGTGTCGTTTTTGAGATAAGAAGGGACTGTGTTGTTCTCCTTTGTCATCACTATGATACTGGACAGTGTATCAAGAGAGTCAGTAGGCGTTAGACCACCGCTAACCAACGTGCTCTTGTTTTTGTTTCCTTCTCCAAAGTAGACGAATATGTTTGAGTCAATCTCCAAACTGTAGTGTGCTTGTCCCATCTCCCACTCATAATCAGCATTGATAGCATTCGGTTGCCTTTCGACAGATGGGAACTTATCTACATCTTCCTGACTCATAATGAGATGAGCAAAACCAGTATACACTGAGCCATTCATGATTGGTTCTACACTTAGAATAGTTCCTGTAGCACGACCACTTTGCACTCTTGCGGCGTGAGGATTTGATAATGGCCCTGCCTTGAACTCGACAGCGCTTACATACTGACGCAAACCGTAGTCGATGTTACCGCCTTGTGTCTTAACACTGGCTGCGTCGTAGTAGTATTCACTTCTGTTCTCAAAGTCAGCAGCGACGTTGAGTGCGTCACCCTTGAGTGGCACTAAGACTTCGGAGTCGTATGCATTCCCCATCAGAAGAGGCGTGCCTATGGTGAGTTGAGAGACAAAGTTTTCCGATACATAGGACTCTTCTTTTGTAATCTCTATGTAACCATCTGTTATCGGGTCGTTGGAGTAGATAGCCCACTCTCCTGAAGGAAGAAAGACTCTACGGAACAGCAAGACGTTATCGACGTTGTAGTGGTTGGTGTTGGTCGTTGTTACATCACCTGCTGGGAACATGGCTGGATTACTGACATAGATTCGATAATTGGTTGAGTTTGTCTCAAAGTTTGTGATGTTCGACTGATTGTTTCTCTCGTTAGTGAGAATACTCTTTGCATACGCTCCGTATGCGCTTCTGTCCGATGGAGGTAGGTCTTGGTATCTACGCCCCACAGGTGAAGGATTCCATGTGTGTGCGGTCATGGTGGGGTCGATGTGAAGTTTCAACGAGTTGTCAGGGCTTGGGTAACTGTTGTTTTCTCTATCAGCAAAGAACTGACCTCTGAACAAAGGTATCTCAACCAAAGCACGAGTTGAAGCAAATTGAGTCCCAAGTTGATAATCATGCGATATGTTGTCCATTGATTGGAACATTCGGTCATTGACTGTCGTGCCGTCAGACTGTAGGTTCTCAATGAAGAAGTGACCGTCTCCCATGATGATTTCACCAAGAGGAAAATCTTGAGACTGCGTGCCAGTTAGAACATCAGCATCCTTTCGCAAACCGCTACCAACTACCCAGTCTTGGAATGTGGCAACAGCGTTACCGTTGGGTAGTAGGAAACGACGAGTAGATACGTTAGAATCAGTGAACAAGAAACACGCACCAGTCTTGCTTTGATATTCCGCATTTGCTCCGTTTTTCAGGTAAATTCTTCCTACTTTCGGAAACGGATAAGTCCCCCAACTCGCTAAATCGGGGGAGTCGTTGTTAAGAGGAGACACTTCGATGAACTGTGTTCCGTTGCTGGTGCTCAAATCGACCCTTACTTTGGTAGCAAGACAAGAGAATCCTCTTCGGCTACTGTATGGTAAATGAGCCAGTGTGCTTTTGTCAAACGATGGCTTTGTGTCGTATGCTCCTTGACCTACGCCACCCAGCGTAACACTCACGACAGGTGCATTAGGGTCTATCTCTT